ACGCAGAACGCCTGCTCCTCGGCGACGCCGAAAGCGTATGAGAATTCACGGATGATGTAATCCTCAACGTTGAAAGCACTGTCCTGAAGAAGCTCGGTGCTGACACGGATCAGGTCAGTGAGTTTGAAAGCATCGATCTGCTTCTGACCGAAGGAGGGGTTGCTTTCGGTAAATGCGGCATTCTCCTCAGTCCAAGTAGCTACCGAGTGACCGACAGCAACGGGAATCTTTCTGTCGTGGGCAGTGGTGATGACCTTGGCGATGGAACGGATGATGTTCGTTTCGTCAATGCCTCTGACGATCTGATTCTCGAATTCCTCCGGTACGAGGTAACCGCCGTCCGCGTCAACGCTCTCGGAGAGAACATTGTGGAGAGGCTTTTTGCCGCGAAGGTGTCTGCCGAAATCCTCCTTGTATTCGTCAGACGCTCTGCCGGACTTGGGCTTTTCGGCGTTTGCGGGGTTGTTGGTAATGGGCTGATTAACAGGCTTGTTCAACTCGGCATCCAGAGCATCCTGACGCTCTCTGCGCTGAATCTCTCTGCCGAGATCGGCAATCTCCTGTTCCATTTTTTCGTATGTGGCGTTGTCCTCTGCGGACAGTGTGCCGTTTGCGGTTGTGTGGGATTCGGCAAATGCCTTAGCCGCCTCCCATGCTGTGGCGCGTTTTGCGCGAAGTTCAATTATTGTCATAGTAGAAAACCTCCGTTACATGAATTTTTTTATGGTTTCGAGACGGTTCATAATCTCAGCGACAGACCGCTCGCCGGTGGGTGTGTGTTTCTTCTGCTTTTCAGGTGAGAGCTTTTTCAGTTGCTTCTCATCAAAGCTCCGACGGGAGAAAATCATGGCGTTCTTGGGGGGGTTGGCGTTGGCGTTCTTCTCCTTGTCGTCATCATCTTCATCTTCGTCCGTGTCGGGTTCTTTTGCGGGTTCTTTCTCAGGTGGTGTATCTCCTTCGTCCTCATCGTCATCCTTATCCTCATCCGGCTCGGTTTTCAGAGAGGGACGTTCAAGGATATCATCGGCAAAGCCCAACTCAACCGCCTTGTGGGCATCCATCCATGTCTCCTCATCCATAAGGTGAGAAATCTTGGCGCGGGACAGCCCCGTTTTGATTTCGTAGGCGTTGATGATAGAATCCTTGACAGCTTCAAGCATATCGATGGCTTTTTCCATTTCTGACTTGTCACCGAGGGCAAGCGTCATCGGGTTATGAATCATCATCATGGATACGGGCGACATCAGTACGGTTGTGCCTGCCATAGCGATGACGGAAGCGGCAGAAGCGGCAATGCCGTCAATCTTGACGGTTACGTTGCCTTTGTATTCCATCAGCATATTGTAGATTTGTGCCGCCGCAACACAGTCGCCTCCGGGAGAGTTGATCCATACAGTTACATCGCCCTCGCCCGCAAGAAGCTCGTCCTTGAAAAGCTGCGGTGTAACATCATCGTCGAACCAGCACTCCTCAGCGATGGTGCCGTTGAGGAACAGGGTTCTCTCTGTGTCCGCCTGATTCTTCGTCCACTTCCAGAACTTCTGAATTTTCATTGGTGTTTTCCTCCGTTTCTTCAGTATTTTTGTCGGCAAATGCACCCGCGTTCTGCATCGGAAGCATATTGCCGTTTATGAGATACAGGTCGCCGCCGAGTTCTTCGGGAATGCGGTCGAGGTTCTCCAGCTCACGGATATCATTTGCGGACATCCAGCCGTTTTGTCTTGCGGTAGCGTAACCGCTCATCCGGCTTGCGTAGTCACCTCTTAAGAGACCGTCCACGTTGAACTTGAAAAAGTATTCCTTCTTCTCATCGGTGGTCAGCAGGATCCTTTGCAGATTCTGTTCCCATCTGACTACCCAAGGATCAAGGGTGTATTTGACAAATTCCAGCGACTGCTGCTCAATATTGGAAAAGCTCGACTTCTCCAAATCTCCGACCATGTGAGGCGGGACTCTGAAAATTCGAGCGATTTCATTGATTTGAAATTTTCGTGTTTCAAGGAACTGCGCTTGCTCCGGTGATATGGAGATGGGTGTGTATTTCAGACCCTCTTCAAGCACGGCTATGCGGTTTGAATTCTGACTGCCGCCGAACTGCGACTGCCAAGCCTCGCGCAGCTTTTCGGGATTTTTCAGCGTACTCGGATGTTCGAGAACACCGCTCGGAGCCGCGCCGTTTGCGAAGAACTTAGCACCGTACTCCTCGGTGGCGATTGCCAAGCCGATAGCGTTTTTTGCCATCGCTATTGGCGAATAGCCGACTAACCCGTCAAAGCCCAAGCCGGGGATGTGAAGGACATCATACGGTTTCAGTACGACTGTTGAGGATTTGACTTTCAAGGCCTCGTCATAAGCGCGGTTGTAGGTGTAATACAACTGGCCTTTATCATCTCGGTCAACACGCATCCGATTCGGCATCAGCGGATACAGAGCAATCACTTCACCTTTGCCGTTGCGAATGATCTGCGCATAGGCATTTCCCCAGAGCAGAAGGTGTGTCATCAGCGTTTCCCTGAAAACGAATGATGTCATTTCAGGATTCGGCTCATCATGAAGAATCCTGTACAGCGGATGGTCGATCGCTTTTTCCTTTCCGCCGTCATCGGTGTATTTATACAGATGAAGCGGCAGACCCGCGATGGCTTCCGATAAGATGCGGACGCAGGCATACACGGCAGTCATCTGCATTGCCGAACGTTCCGTTACCGCTTTTCCGGAAGACGAGGTTCCCATAAAAAACGAGCCTCCGCCCGACAGGTTTTTAGGTCTGTCCCTTGACCGGAATATGCTTGATATCAATCCCATTTTTATACCTCCCAATTATCGTCTTTGTATCAAAGCCAGTCCTCAATATCCAGACCGTCGTTATATCTGATGCGCCCTCGATTGATCTGACGAATGAGTCGCTTTCGCTCAAGCCGGTCGGCTTCCATCGTTTCTTCGCCGACCCACAGGAAATGAGCTGTCGTGAAGGCCAGTGTTACAATTACGCCTGCGATGAATCCCACAAGGATACCTCCGAGAAAAAAACTGTCCATAAATCCTCCTATATGAAAATGAGCCCGCGGCTGTCATAAACCGAGGCTCCTGCGTTTGCGCCGCATCGTATGGCTCTGTCGAGCGCCATGATTGTTGCGACCGCGCCGTCTATCTTTTCAGTTGATTTTTCCTTATCGGGTTTGATATTCCCGGCAGGGTCTGTCCGTATGTAAATGTTGTCCATCATCCAACGAAGGACAGGGTGACCTCCGTGAGCAATCCGCTCCTCAAGCACCAGCTTCATCAATTCTTTTGTCGGTGGGCTCATGTCTTTGAAGCCCTGACCGAATGGGACTACGGTAAAGCCCATACCTTCGAGGTTCTGTGTCATTTGTACCGCGCCCCAGCGGTCGAAAGCAATCTCGCGGATATTGAAACGCTCACCGAGGTTTTCGATGAATTTTTCGATGTATCCATAATGAATGACGTTGCCCTCGGTCGTTTCCAAGTAACCCTGCCGTTCCCATACGTCATATGGGACATGATCCCGCGCCACGCGGGTCTGCATATTATCTTCGGGGATCCAGAAGTAAGGCAGAATGATGTATTTGTCATCATCGTCTTCAGGAGGGAACACCAGAACGAACGCTGTAATATCTGTTGAGGACGAGAGGTCAAGACCGCCGTAACAGACGCGCCCCTCGAGCTGAGTAATGTCAGCGGCAAAAGCACATTTATCCCATTTGTCCATAGGCATCCAACGTACAGCCTGTTTGACCCATTGATTCAAACGAAGCTGGCGGAAGGCGTTCTCCTCGCCGGGGTTCTGCTTCGCCGATTCACAGGCGGCTTTGACTTTGTCGATGCCAACCGTGACGCCGAGGGAGGGATTTGCCTTCTTCCACACCTTGGGGTCTGTCCAGTCGTCGCCTTCATCCGCACCGTAGATAACGGGATAAAAGGTCGGGTCGATTTTTCTGCCCTCGATGATATCCTTCGCCTTTTGGTGTGTTTCATAACAGATAGATTTTGTATCCGTACCGGCTGTTGTAATGAGAAAATACAGCGGCTGCATCCGAGCGTCGCCCGAGCCCTTGGTCATAACATCAAAGAGCTTCCGGTTAGGCTGTGTATGCAGCTCATCGAAAACAACTCCGCTGATATTGAATCCGTGCTTGGAGTAGGCTTCCGCCGACAGCACCTGATAAAAGCTGTTTGTCGGTTGATAAACGATGCGTTTGGTAGCGGTCAGAATTTTGACGCGCTTGTTCAGGGACGGGCACATCCTTACCATGTCGGCGGCAACATCAAAAACGATGGTGGCTTGCTGTCGGTCGGCGGCACAGCCGTAAACCTCCGCACGTTCCTCACCGTCGCCGCAGCATAATAAAAGGGCAACCGCAGCCGCAAGCTCCGATTTGCCCATCTTCTTTGGTATTTCAACATACGCTGTATTAAATTGCCGGTAGCCGTTCGGCTTAAGAATCCCGAACAGGTCTCGTATGATTTGCTCCTGCCAGTCGATAAGCTCGAACGGTTTTCCTGCCCATGTCCCTTTGGTGTGGCACAGGCACTCGATAAAGTTTACGGCATAATCAGCCGCGGCTTTATCGTAGGTTGATGTTTTTGCCTTGAACTTGGTAGGTGTGTATTTTTTCAGCTTTCGTATTTTTCTCACCTTCTTTCAGACACGAAAAAAGAGCCCGAAGGCTCTGTTTCGTAAGCGTATCAATCGATGAACCGAATAATCATAATCCCTTTGCATTCGCAGAGGTCGTTCTCGAATCTCCAATCAGCGGCTTTGCCGTAGGGCATCCTGTATCCGGTTCCTCCGTTGGCTTTGCTGACCTCGTGTTCCGGCTGCCCGTCCACTACGCTGTAAAAGGCGTTTGTCTGGAGCTTGTTCGGCTTTCTGATTTGTCCCGCAAAAGCCGGGTGCTTGAAATGCCTGACGATTTCAAATCGCTTTTTTTCGTTGATCGCTTTCTTGAGTTGTGACAGGTTTTGAATCATAGTGTTTTCTCCCTTCAATTTTGGTAGGTACATATTACCGTCGTCGGGGAGATATATCAAGGAATAATGTACACAAGGAAAATGTTTATTTTTGTGTAGAATATGATTATCCGTAAGAGAGAAACAGAGCCTTTCGGCTCCGCCCTCAGCGGGGTTTGTTTTAGTTGAATTCAATGCAGAACCTTCCGCCGCTGACCATCCACTCGTTTTCGATGCAGGGGTCCTCGAAGAAGGTTTC